ATATGATCACAAGAGATACTGCAGAAATTATCGAAGCATCTCCAGTAATCTGAGTAAATCCAGCAATCGTAGCTAAAGCAAATGCCATAGCCATGATACCCTTTGTCAGATCTCCTTGGCTAAGAGTCGCGAACTTAGCAACAGCACCAGCAAGAATCTGCACGGCAACTGCCATAACCAACAATGCTGTAGCAGAGGATATAGCCATCGAATCTTCCTTGATAAGCTTCATAAAGCCTACAAGTTCGCCAAGAATAACGCCAATACCGGTTAACCCGCTGATAAGTTGATTCGGATCAAGAGTTCCTAGTTTCTTAACAGCACCAACCAGAATATCAATAGCTATTGCTATAATTACTAACCCAGTGCCCGTTGCCACAAGTTTTTCTGGGTTACCCATAAGTTTAACTGCACCAGCAATTCCCGCAAGAAGTACTAAAACCCCAAGAAGACCCTTGATAAGATCTGGCCAACTTAATCTTGACATTTTAGTTACAGCATTTGCTAGAATATCTACAGCTATAGCTATAACAACCATTACTGTTGCTAATGCCAACATCTTAGCGACAGTTCCATCCTTCATGGATCCAGCCATCATAGATACAGACTTAAGAGATACTGTAATAAGGTTGAACACAGACGCAAGACCAACAAGACCTGCAGCCATCTTATCTGGTTTAATACTAGAAAGTAACCAAAGAGATGCTGCAAGAATTCCAATGGCTATTGCTATAGTGAGTAATGCACCAGCCTTAACCTGCGCCTGGAATACCTTCAACGAATTACTTAATGTTAACATCTCAGCCTTAAACTGAGAAATGAAAGTGAACTTCGTCTGACCAGAAAGTAATCCTCGGAATCGAGTAAAGAAGTTATACAAATATACAATGCCTGCACCAATTGCCGCAATATTAAACGCTTTAAGCGCATCGCCGGGGTTCATCTTTGCTACAGCAGTTGTAAAATCTTTAACAATCCTTGCTGTGCCATTAATGATTTCGGTAATAAGTGGCCCAATAACTGCCCATATTCCGCCAAAGACCATAATAACTGCATGCCAAACCTTAGCGAATGCAGAACCAATATTTGCAAACACAGAACCGATCTTTATAAGTGGCGCAAATATAGAAGTAAGTTTTGAACCGAGATCTCCTAGATCCATGGTTCCAGAACCAGACAATTTACCAAAAGCCCAAGCAACCATAGTTCCAAAAGCCCTAAGCACAGCCATAGGAACTTGTAATGTTGATTCAAGACCCGTCATAAATCTATTTATACCTTGACCGGCCCTAAGAACTTGGTCTAAATGCTGAAGAAAATCTCCCATATTAGCTGTGATATCAAGAATTCCGGTAGAACTTTTAGTCGAAGACTTGTGAAGATCTTCGAATACTCGAACTATTCCGACAATAATCATCTTAGCGATATCGAATACTGCAAATACTCCGAGGAATGTACGTTTTAGATCAAATGCCGTATCTTCGGTGATTTGAAGTTTTGAAGCGAATACTTCAAACTTATAAAGAAGTTCTCCTAAAATATTCATACTTTTTGGCGGGAACGTGAAGTTAAATGCTTCCTGAATTGGTTTAATCAATGCCATTGCTGAAGCTTTAATGTTATCAATAGCTTTTACAATATAGGGCATATGCTCGGTCAAAGTTACGATCATCGGGTTTAACCCATTAATCATTTTGACCAAACCATTAGCGCTTTCATTTCCGGCAGCAGAAAAATCATCGATCAATGGCATAAGTGCCGCATGAAGTTTATCGATAACCGGAGTCATAGCATTGAAAATCAAACGCTGTTGTTCATACTTAGGACTTGCTACATCCGCACCAATTCGTGCTAATGCTGCATGCATGTTTGCTAAAGAACCTGCATATGTCTTATTTGCGTCCGTAGCATGTTGGCCAAACGCCTTATCCATAGCATCGGAGAACATCTGAAAACTTATTTGGCTTCCACCCTTGGCCGATACTAAATCACGTACCGCCTGTTCTGAAATACCCATAGATTTGGCAATTGTCGCTGCGACGTTAATGCCACGACTTGATAACTGTACAAGTTGATCACCCATGAGACGACCATTGCCAGCGACTGTAGTAAAGATGTTAGAAATGTCTTCATATGAACTACTAGTCATTGCCGCAACACCAGCAATACCGCGCAAAGAACTAGTCATCTTATCACCAGCACGCATGCCAGATGCACCGAACATCGATGCAGCCTTTGCAGCGTCCGCAAGACTATACGCAGTACCGAGTACAGCGGCTCGAGCACTAGCCATAGTATCATTAACATTCATGCCAAGGCCCTCAAACTGGAACTTAGCCTGTTCAATAGTTAATGCTCGTTCTTGACCGCCCTTTATAAGTGGATCTAATATTGAATTTAGAGCACTCTCACCAAAAGACAATGCTTGATTCGTAAGATTTTGTATAACGCTAAATGCAATAGCACCAAATGCAGAAAACTTTGAAGATATGGAATCTACAGCTTTCTCCATACCTGAAAGATTAACTCCATTGGCTTTATCGCTAATATCTGCGAGACCCTTAGCGGCGCCTTCAAATTTCAGAGCTTTGTTAAGTTTATCGATCGTACCAAGACTTGTAGCCGTGTTTCGTTCGAAGTTGTTGTTATCGAACTTCATAGATACTACACGTTCGTCAATTGCTCCACTGCTCATGAACCAGACACCACCTTCCAGGTCTCTTCGGCGATCTTATCAAATATATCTCTCAAAGCGGGGTTAATATAGTCTCGGCCTTCAACATACCCTCCATGGTTTGTCCCATGCCCATACTGTAATATAACAGCGATTGGTATTCCATTAACTATGTGAGAGTTTGTCCATATGATAGAATATGAACCTTGAGATTGCGCGATTTCATAACCCCAAGATTCTGAAGTTAACCCGGAATCCTTAGGTGTGGCCGAGGCCAGGGCATTAACGCCTGCAACTCCATAATTATTTAGGATTTGCATATAGTTGGCTTTATTTACGCGATTAAACCAATTAACCGTTTTTGAAAAATCCCCTGTGACCTCGACCGACAGCATTTTATCCCCTATCAGACCTTTGGATGCTTAGAATTAAAGTCCGCAACCACAACAGCTTCGTTGCTATTACGAACATTTCTGTGGATCTCGTCTGCACGTTCAGAAGTTGCCATCCAAGCGTTAATCTCATTTTGAGAAGGAACTCGAACAGGAGAACCATTCTTAGTTAAGAATTTCGCAAATGCCTCAATAACAGCCTTCTCACGCATCTCAGAACTTGACATAAACTGGGCATGGAGGTCCTGAATCTTCTTCTCGGGGCCAACAGGATCAATTCCTGCACCAATCTTCCACCAGTCATATACCTCATCAGCATCCGGAGTACGATTACCAACAGAACCATACCATACAATAATATCTGAAGCAGTAGCAAGCATTGTTTCCTCCATTATAGGGTCTTTATGTGTGCCGGAAGCGGAGATATTATACTCTTCCAACGCTTCCTGCCAAGTATTTGTCGGACGGGGGCCACTATCTTTCGCATTATCAAGAAGACCGTCTCGTCCCGCAATAAAAGCATTCAATTGGGTCTTTGCTGAAGAATGAAGATGTGGACAACCATTAAGAATAATATGCCAATGCGATGATGTAAACCCTTGGGCCTTGGTTCTATGTGCACCACACCATCCAAGATCAGTCATAAGTGAATCGAAATCATCCCTGTAAGGGGTGAAATCAGCAAAATCTACGACACCGCCCTGAGAATGTGTAAGCCCAGAAGCCTTAACATTAGTTGAATAACAACCTTGTTCAAGAATGCCACTAAGATCAGTCTGAATAAGACCAGCGTCACGAAGACGTCGTTCCACCAGTTTATAACTTGACATAATACATTCACAAACATCAAACCCATAAAGTTTTGGATGTGCCATAATGCTCCTTTTTATTACCCGCTGGTCCCAAGTTGACGTCGACGTTCCGCATTAAGACGACTATTTTCAGCCGCCAATTCTGATTGGGACATCTTCTTTGGTGTGGAATTCTTAATACTGCAAACACGAATTAGTGTAAGTAAACGATTAAGATGCCACTTCTCACAATCAAATGGTATACTGAATGACACCATCCAGTAAAATATTAGTTCTGCGGTTATAACTTCTGCTGCATGTGAAGCTTTTTCTCGCTCAGTAAATGTCGTTGCTGTCATTGGTGCATCAATATATGCATTAACCTGTTCTATAATTTGATCGGGAAGAACCGTGTAAAGAAATGGGTCAACTCCCTTTGTTACAGTCATACACCGAATATAGTCTTGAGTTTGCGCGAGGCTTTTCTTTTTATTGTCTAGAAAGGGAACACACCATAGTGACTCCCATTTTGAAAGGGAGATCAGAGAATGTTCCAATTGTAATATTTGGGGTTTTATTGTTGTGAACTCAAGTTTTGCTTCATCAACAAGTTCTATCTCTGGTATTTCAAGTGTTAACATTGTCTCATCTCCTTTCTATTTAAGTGAGCGGAGCCCTCCTCTCATCCTGAAGAGCTCCGCCCTGCTTAAAACTACGCCGATCAGGTGTAGCTGAAGAACCAATCGTCGTCTGAAACCGCGTTGAAGGCGTAACCGGTAGCCGGCTTGGCCGTAACGACGGTATCCTTGGTGATGACCACTGCACCAGCATTCTTCGTAACGCCATCGATCTGGTACACAACGCCAGCAAGCGTCGGGATCGTAATCGTGTGCGTGCCGAGGACATAGGTCGGCGCCGTGGGCGTGACCATGGTGGTCGTGCCAGCGAAGAATGCAATAACCTCGTCGGGCGTGGGAAGACGGGGATCGATACCCGCAGACCCGTAGAGAGCCGTCTCGAGGAGAGCAAGCGCCGCAGCATTGACCTTGGTCGAGTCGATCGTAAGAAGCGCAGTAGCCTTGTACCCACTAACCGAAGCCGGGGTAGTCGTCACCGCCCAACTAAACGTAATCGCCTCAGGCTTGTCATTGACCGTGGTGTAAGCCCTCTCGGAAGGAGCCGCAGTGGCGCCATAAACGAGATGAAGCTTGTAACCATAATCAGCAGCAAGAAGATCGTTGCCCAACTTTGTACGATAAGCAAGACCGAACGTCTTCCTCGTCTGCTGAGCAATCGTAACACCAACCTGCGGAGAAGCAGTACCGTCGCACTGAGCGAAAGCATCCGGGTAAGTGTAAGCCTCAATCTTCGCACCGAAGTCCTCAGCGGCGACAAGGTTAAGGTACTTAATGTTGTCAGCATAGAACGGGGTCGTATCGGCGCCCGAGGGGGACTCCGTAACGGCGGTAATACCGTTCCAGGCATAACCGTGATCATAAACGCCAGAGACGTTCGGAATGTAGAGAACGGCCTTAGAGACACCAGTCTCGAAGAACCGAAGACCCGTGTCATCCCATGTAAGAACAGCCATGTGTCTTCCTTTCAGAAGTATATGTAGTAAATATCATGATTTAGATTATCGGCAGTATAACTCCGATTGAACCTGCACGAAGGTAACTTGGCGACATTGTCGGGAATTGGACTATCTGGATTTTTATCAATAATCGTCACCATGTATTGTTTACGATTAGCATATGGCGCGTCATCTGCAAATTTTATGTCTACAAAATTTCGTTTGTAAACAATGCAGGGATATGTCATTTGAATTGTTGAGGGCGGCTGAAAATACACAAATTCAGTACCTTGGGCCTTTAATACCTCATGCAGTTCGAGTCTACTACCCATTGAACACACCGCCAATAGTAAGGATAAGACGGGGACTTTGGACTTCCACACCTGTGATTTTCCATTTAGTCCCCATCCACTTTATCCATAACATGGCAAACAGATTTTCATTAGCATATGCATCAGCGACAATAGAGAAAGAGTTGTTGATGGAGAGGTTATCATTAAGCCCCTCTCCACCCTCAACCCTTCTAATATCTCTTATAACGTCACCATAATAGTTACGTTCAGATATGCTATTTTCCCAGACTCCCGGGGTAGTCTCTTTGGTACCTTCACTATACCCAATAGGGCCAAAGAATCGTGCCATTTTGACCTACCCCCAACGTTCTACATCAGACGACGTACGTCCAAGTGTTGTTCGTGTTGTGCGGGAAGGAGTAACCGTCGGCCGGGTTAGCCTCAACCTCGGACGTATCCGTGATCGTAACCGTTCCGGTCTTAGTCGTGCCGTCGATCGAGTAGACCACACCAGCAAGCGTCGGGATCGTGATCACGTGCGTGGTACCGTTGTACGACGGGACGGTCGGCGTAACCAGGGTACCAACAGTGCGCTTGATGACGACGGCCGACTTCGGCTTGGTCAGGGCACCCGAGATACGGGTCTCCATCAGGTACTTGTACTGGTTGTAGTCGATGTCGAAGTCGTCGAACATAGAGATGTCGCCACCCTTGTCCGCACCAATGGTGTAGTCCGCGATGTTGCAGACGATACCGAGGATATCGGGGGTGTCCTCCATAACCTCAACCGTGACGATCTTGTCGACGCGAAGGGCGGCAGCAAGAGAAGCCTCAGTCTCGTACACGCGACGGCCGACCTTGTCCTTGATCAGGATGAGATCAGTAAGAATCGAGTCCGTGGTGTAGAACGTCGGCGTACCGGTGCCCTTGTAGTACGTACGCGAACGAAGAACGGCCTCGATGGTCGCATCCGGGGTAACGTTAGAAGCAACCGTGATCTTGTGCGAGTACATGTCATCGTCGAACGCAATCGGGCGAAGGTGATCCTCGTCGATCTTGTCCAGGTCATCGGGCTCACGGCCGTCACCAATAAGGATCGCGCGGGCGATCTCCTCATCAAGCATGACGCGCATCTCAGCCTTGAGCCAAGCAACCACGTCGAGGTCGGTGATGTCGACAATGTCGTCACGATCCAACTTCTGCTTCTTGTAGACGGTTGTGGGCGTGGTCACGCGCTTCAGAAGCTTGATGACCTCATCCTTCTTCATGTTGCCCTTGACATAACCCTTCGCACGAGCCTCATCAGCAGTCAGATCGACAGCAGTCGACTTGATACGCGAGAACGGGGAGTGCTTCGAGTTTCCAAGGATCTCAGCGACCCACTCCTGGCGACGACCAATAACCTCAGGAGCAGAGGTAACCGACTTGGCATCGGGGAAGAGGACGTCAATATCAGTGATGCCATACTCATCGGCGTGCATGAGGAACGACTCCTTGAGGGAGCCAAGACGCTGACCGTCATTGACGATCGTGGTGATCTGCTCATGCGTAAGCGTCGGGCGAGCGGGGGTCTCCACACCGGAGTTGTCGAAAACGTTTCGTGCCATGTAAGTAGAACCTTCCTGGTCATTGTGCTGAACGGGTGCTGCGTTGGATGCTGCGTCTTCAAGTGCCTGCCCGATCAGGGCGTAGACCACTGTTTTCTGCTTTTCGTTCATCGTGTCAAAGACATCCTGAACAGTTTCTCCTGCGTCCTGTGCCGGGGGTGCCGGAGGCGCCGGAGCAGCCTTAGGAGCAGCGTGTACCACCGGAATCTCAGCCGGGGGCTCGGGCTGAGAATGCTCAAGAGCAAGGTCGAAGAACATGACGGCCTCATCCTCAAGAATATCCTGTGAACCATCTGCATGAGCGATGGCTACATTATCAATAAATGCGCCAGGATTTGCACCGGCAAGGACAAGACTGAGTTCACGAATAATGCCGTGAATCACATCTGCCCCACGCTGCTTAAGCTGGTTGGCGTAAATCGAAAGGGCCTTGATGTCTCCATGCTGCACAAGCTGCTTGGCCATAAGGCCAGACTCCGTGCCATTGAATACCGCATAGGCGTAAACGCCGTCTTCACGGTTCTCAAGTACTGCATGCCCAAGAACGTTGGAGGGATCGTTGTGCGCGTGCTGCCACACAAGAGGAACCTGCTTACCGTCCATCTCGGCAAAAGCGTCATGAACGATGGTTCGCCCATCAGAGCACTTAATGCCATTCTTCGTGGCGTAACCACTGAAGTCGAATTCCATTTTGAATTGCCTTTCTAATCAGTTTGCTGAAACTCCAGCGGTTGCGTTTGGATCGGGACCCAGAAGCGACGAGTCTACGACTTGACTTTGATCAGCTGGTGGAGCAGTCGCTCCGGGTTGGTTAAGGTTCTTATTCGATAAAGTGTCAGCAGTAGGATCTGTCGAAGGTTTGAACCCCAAGATTGCTCGGAATTCATTAGAAGAAAGAATCGCATTACGAGACAATTTATCTGCAATCTCCGCGAGATTAAGAACGGGAACAAGCTTGAACGGATCACGGAAGTACATGATGGATTGATACTGGCTTCTTGCCGTCTTGGTCAAGAACTTTCGTTTCATTTCATCTGTAATTGCAGCAATGAGAGGCTCAACTGTCCTATTGTAATAGTTCAGCATAGCCTTTTCATCTGCTTTACCATTGAAAATCTCTTCAGTCAACCCGAGTTGCCCATATAACATGTTTGTAAGATAGGTAATCGTGGCAAGAAGATTGTTCTCAACTGGACGATTAAGCTGTGTAATCTTTTCTGTACCGTCGGTGTACGCAACTCCATACTTAGAATCCTTGAGTTGCATCTCAATCTCATCACGACGACCCTTAGCCTGAGTCTTTCGAGCTTCAGACTTAATTACGTATGGAAGTTGTATGATAAGATCAAGTTTACCAGAACTAGACTGTTCATCGACAGCATCGAGAAGCCCAAGTTTCCTAATGAGTCTCTGGAGTGTAGAATTTGGCTCATTCATAACAACATACAGAGGATTCTCTATGATTGCTACTTGAGACTTAAGAAGTGTGACCTCTTGTTTTAACCCAGTATTCTCATTATAAACTCGAACTCGAATATGCTTGGGGTACCAGTTGACTATATGACCAACACGAAGTGTTTGAACTTCCCAAGACCCGGAAATGCTAGGATCACTTGTTGTATCCACTGGAACTATAGCAATAACACCCTCGTCAAAGAGTGTTAGTACAGCATCAAGCATTAATGCTCGACCTGTTTGATCGATGTTCGCATCTAAAGTAAGACAGTTGTTAAGACCGCTAAAGATGGTTTCTATGTATCTTCCATTTTGATCCTGACGAACATGCATGATGTTAACCGCGGCAACATCAATAGCAATTCGTGCATAGATGGAAGAGATGATCGTTCGCTCGTTTGAGATTCTAAGCCTAGGACGATCAGGCCGAGAACTGCCATAACTGGGGCCAAGCGTATACGCTGGAACATTATCAGCGGAGGTCGGGTCTTTGTTCACGAATGCGTTCCAGGCGTGCTTTAGGCGCCCAGGTAGTGTTTCGGCCACTACATACCTCCTTCCTTACTCGTTAGTTCCAACCGTTCTTCTTGAATTGCTGCTTTATCTGAAACGCACGGGCAGAAGTTTTAGCCGAACTGAAAGCCTCTTTTCCAGCCTTAAGAATCACCTGGTCTACACCAGTCTTCTTAGCAACTCCATAGCCAGCAACAAGTAACACAGCGGCTGTAGATGCATAGGCAGGATTACCAAGTACCGTGTTCTTAATACCACGAACAGTCTTGGCTGTACCCTGTACTGCATCAGTCCTATGACGTTTTCCTCGTGCTTCGCTTGCGCGCTTAGCCATGTCTTGTTTCGCGAGAGTGTCCTCGAATGCCTGTTTGTAAACAGGATCTTTTGCCGACTTTGCAGTTACAGTGGCGTTAATCAACTTACGTCGATTTCCAGCACCCTGCCCGTAATACATCTTAGCACGAGCAAACTCGACAGCATCTTTATTTGCCTCGCGATGGACTCCCCATTTCATGCCTAGAACACCGTGATGTTCCAAATACATTGTCTCTGGAATTAAGTACATGTCACCTCCTTTCGTTTTGAGGTTACCCCTTGTTGTCAGTTCGCGTTAAGAGAAGATCTTTTACTTGCACAGACCCAAGAAACTCCATTGTATCTGCAAGATTAGTTTTCCCTGTTTTAATACGATCTGCTTGAGCGAGATAGTAATCTATTCCTTGTTTGGCAGAGGCTTTAAGTCCTTCTTCTCCGAGTAATAGTTTGTACCGGTAATTCATGATTCGCTCTTCGCGAGTTGACGTCCCATTAATCGCTCTTGTGTTTACAGCAATTTTTCGCTGAACGTTGTCAAGTGCAGCCCCTCGGAAACGACCACGAAGTCCTTTACCGGTTTCAACCGTTGCCCGACGAATTCCCCACTTCATTCCTAAAACTCCGTAATGGCGGAGGTAGGTGTCTTCATTAAGTACGAACATAACACCTACTTTCTAGAAATTATCCTCGATTATCAGTGCGAGATACGTAAAGATCTAATGACCCAGTGCCATAAAGAAGTTCTGTTAATTTGTCATTAAGATTTAGTTTACCACTTTCAATACGCTTTTTTTGCGCAATTAATCCCGCAAGAGTAACTTGCGACATTTGGTCTGCTAACTTCTTACCCATGAATAATCGAGTTGCGACTTGCGATATCTTTTCAGAAACTCCCAATGGGGTTCCTGCGATAACTCTTTTTACTGTCGCCGTTTGACGTTGATTGTAATCGAGGGTTGCGCCAGTAACTCTAGCCTTTAACCCCTTAGTCTTACGAATGCCCCACTTTTGCCCTAGAATTCCATGATGTTGGAGGTAATCATCTTCTTGGACTACGAACATAAATATCCCTCACTTATCTGTGAATTCATAGTTTCCTCGGCCAACATCTTTAATTATGGTGTGCCCAGTGTTATTAAGTATTGTAGTTGTTGCAGAATGACCCTTATTGGTTTTGTTCTTATATGCGGTATAAGAATTCTTTCCATAAGGATTTTTCAATGCATCAGCATATGCTTTATTTGCTTTTCTATATGCCTGATCTCGAGAATATGTTGGGTCCATGGTGTTTTGTAAAGCCACATTCGCACCAATATATGCCAAAGCAAACCCAGCAATCGCAGTTCCAATTGCAACATTCTCAACAGTGTTTCTAACACTATCTCTGTTCGCAGTTATCTCGTCTAAAGCCTTCTTATACTCTATACTAATATCAGACTTATTAGCAATAGCGTTTTTAATGGTTCGACGGCGAACACCAGAACCCTTGCCCGTTGCTTTCCCTGCAAGTTTCTGTTCTTTAAGATCCGCCTTGACTTCCGTGTGTACCGGATTCTCTGGTTTGCGAACCCCCCACTTCATTCCCATAATACCATGATGTTGGAGGTAATCATCTTCTGTTATGGAATACATTTTACCTCTTTATCTTTTGGTATGCTGGTACGGGAGTTGCTAATACATACTCGCCCTTAGGCCCAGTCTTTGTTGCGTAAATTTGAGATACATTAACGTCAATGATTCCACCACGAATCAAATAATCGGTGAATTCTTTCCCTGTGGATATTGTCCGAATTCTATCTGGACCAGAATATATGATTAATGCATTATCCCCGGCGGCCTTAAGCAAGGAATTAGCTTTATTTTGATCCCACTGGAATTTTCCAGCGCGGTTAAGTTGCTTCAGTTCTTTACGAGATCGTTTGGGCTGTGCATTATTTACTTCTGCTTTTCGTCTTCCCCAATGCATACCTAAGACACCATGGTGTCGAAGAAAATCACTTTCATCTACGACATACATGAGTCTCCTATTCGAACGAATCTTTATTGAGTTTCCAAGCGACATACGCGTCTAGTAACCCAGATATGGGGTCAATCTTTTGATCATAACGCTTCTTAAGAAGTTTGCGATTTCCATTAGTATCTTCCTGAACAACGCAGTTTCCCATAGCAAAAGTAATCAAAGACTGTTTGAAAAGCAACTTCTCAGCACCACTTAGAATCTTTATTTCTCCAAGCGGAACGGTCTCGGTCTTTGCGCCCTGTTGAACTTTAACAATCCCAAACGGCCCATTCTCACCTTCATAGCGAGTCACAAATTCTTTTGCATTATATGGGTCGAACCCAAGACTACGGACATCTAACCCATTTGTCTCGATAAATCCATCAAGATCGTCATAGACTTCCATCATGTCAAGAACGGTGCACTCTAGAACAACGAGACTACCTTCTTTTATAAATTCGTCATACTTAATTCGCATAGCGGCTGGAAGTTTTGCTAAAGTCAATGATGAAATATAACAGCGTGTCTCTACACCGAACTCATCACGAGGAAGAGGATACAAAAACGTGAATGCACAGAAATCGTCACCCTGTGATAGATCGGCGCCAAGAGAACATGGAAGCCTCCAAAACTCACGATCTGAAGTTGCCTTAGTTTCTTCGTATGTGAAGAAGTAAGTGTAACCTTCCATAGGAATGCCGAAACGTTTCGCTAAAATATCATTTCTAGCGGCTGGTGCTTTCTCAGCACGTTCAACATCACTTTGGTATGTCTCATACGACACGGTCTTACCAATGTTCGGCTGAGCCTTAAGCCACATCGATGGTTGCGCAACTTCTTTTACATCATCAAGTTTGTAATACCAGATGGAAATATGAGGATTGTCATACTCGCCCTTAAGAATATCAAGAAGTTCGATCTTCATAGTGTCGCCACTACTGTTTCGAATCGTTCCCTCTGAACTTATAGCGACAATCAACCAATCGTCAAGTTTAGATGCTCCTTGTTCAATCGCACCTATAACATCTTCTCGAATATCACCAGACAACCACTCATCTACTGTTGATACCAAGGGTCGAAGCCCCTGAAGTTTGTCGATAGACATTGGTCGGACTTCAAGAATTGACCCAGTAAGAAAGTTTTCAATTCCCTTTTTCGTAGATGCTAACTTTACACGATTCGCGCGACTACCAGTGGTACTATTAATAGAACCATCGGTAAGAAACTTATATAGTGGCCCACGAGATCTTGTTATTGCAGTACGTATAGGCGAAACAACTTCCTCTGCCTGTCTCATTGTCGGAGCTGTGGTGATTTGGTGTGTTGTTGATGTATCGACATTTAGAAAATAATTCTGAATGCACGAAGCATACATCGACTTAGCCCCACCACGAGCAACGATAACATACTGTTTGTTTATCAGACGTTTCTTAATCGTCTTACGGACATAACGACCACCACGATTATTCTTAGATGGTTGATACACACTACGCTCAACAAAGTAATACCAACCAAATATCTCTTCAGCCCACAGTTTGAATGTGTCTAGAAGATACAGATCAGATCCATCGGTTAGTGTTAGTTCGCCTTCACAATACTCAATGAAACCTTCTACCGGTTCATCGTCATAATAAATCCCCGGATTGCGAATAAAACTATCAATCCGGTTCATTTCCATTTCAATTTCACGGCATACAGGAATATCCCCTCGCATGACGGCGTCTTTGAATTGCTTGTAATACTTTGGTATCGCCGTATTGGATAACGTCATGCGAGTTTCGCCTCCTTCTTAACCTACAGGGAGACCTATCTTGTAGGCTCCAACCTGGAATGCGCCCTTAGCGATGGTGCTTAAATGCTTACCAACAGCCTTCGCCATAGGACTCGTAATAAGATTGTACGCCTGGTTAGCCATCTGCATCTTAGCGAGCATATCCTTTGTCGCAGTTTCACCCTTGGCGACAGTACTCACCGAATCTCCAGTGACTAACTGAATATACTGACGTTCCATCTGAAGACGCTGAACTCTCCTCTTAAGTTCTATATCACTAAGAACCCTCGGGTGAGGAGTATCATTATAGTGATCGGGATGAGAGGGTCGGCGAGTAGGAACAGATGAAGACGGTTCCGCTTTATGTACTCCCCACCTCATACCCATCACACCATGGTGCTTTAAAGTGTTATCATAATCACGTAGTGGCAGAGACATTTACGGTTCCTTCCGTTTGAACTATGAGACGCCACTCTAACATTGCGGCCTGTTCCTTTAATGCTTGGAGTAAGGAAGCCACAGTAGGGGGGTCGAAAAGAAGTTTAGTTTGAATATAGATGTAAGTCTTTACACCTTCTAAAATCTTTGACTCCCCTAGAAAATCAGTCCAAGTAGCTGATTCATCAGAAATTAAAAAATCTGGTGCACCAACGCCAAGTTGTGACAAGGTCATCAACACAGTATTAATGTTAACAATTATACTAGTATCAAACGCGTCATACTCGGCGGTAACGCCAAGCATCTTTTTAATTGTAGTAAGAATACTAATATCACCAACCACGTGCCCGACACCTCCTTAGTTAATCACCAAAGGGTTGTGTCCCCGGGGCGACGCTCGATTATTGGACTAGCGAGTAATTTTACATCGCCATAGTGTATTGCATTATGTGTACTCAGAATTGTACATACGAGAAATTCAGGGTTGAGTACATCTGCCACCCCAGACTCAATGTCAGCGACCTTCATAGGATTCATATGATGAATTATAATCTTCCCATAAATCTCATGGTCTGGAACAGCGAGATCACATGCTTCATCTCTAGCAATAATATCATTACGAACTTGACGCCACTGTACTGAAGTATAAAACTTTTGATTAATATGACGATCAAATCCAAAGGTTGTTTCTCCAACACTACCCTTAAGACTCAAATATCTAAAACGTTCCTCTAAAGTTTTATACTGTAACATCTCAGAATATGTTCTAATTTTCGTCATCGTCATCCCTAGAATGACCACTATACCTCTTGAACGCGCTGATAGCTTCTTTAACCAATTCTTCAGACCGTCCTGCATTTGCAAGATTTTCGGTCTTTGCGCGAAGTAGTTGGTTTTCGCTTTTCAACTTTTCTTTCTCAAGAGACTCTCTTGTTGTTGCTAGTTTTAAATAATGTGTGATGACCTGAGCAGACGCCGTTCTGTTTATAAGTTGTTCTTCCGCAACTTCGATCGCCAAATTTATGAGTTGATGTTCTCGTGATTCTGGCGTTGTCGCTGGTGGGCGTTTCGGCTTAGAATTAGCATCATCACCGACCGCCTTAGAACGGGGCATGATTAGGTCACCTCCAGTCTTGTGTGCTTGTACGCACTATCTATGGCTTTTGGGTGATTTATTTATATCACTCTACCAGGAACTTTCCACAGTAAACTATTGGTTGTTCAGGCGTTGAGGTTGCCCTCACCCAAATACGCCAAACTGCGGGTTCAAATCCATCAATGAGGATGCAGAGTTTTTCTTCAATAATAAGTGGTTCTTTCCACTCCGTATTTTCGTCTGGCTCTACACCCCCCTTGATGACTGCAACTTCAATGTTTTCTGTTGTGTTGACTTTGTTAGCCGTGACCCCGAAAAAGACGAGTTCTTTTGTTGCCTTTGGATAACTCATAGAAGACTTCCTTCCCAGCGTCGTGGTGTAATGAAACCTTCCCAAGAACGTTGGGAATTTATATAACCTGCCCATCGACGATCTAGAACGAATCCAGAATATCGTCTTTGTGTATCGAGTGTACCCTCCCAGCGTCTTGGGTATATGAACCCCTCAAGCACAATTTTGTGTGGAGGAATTACATCTCTAACACCAGTGGCTATACCTATAAAATTGATAAGCTCAAAAGTGAACCCTTTAGGAACAAGCATACCTTCAGCATAAGCAACATCAAATATGTCTCCGTGAGCATGACCTCTTGGCACAAATTTTCCATAAGCAGAAACTGTAATAGATATGCTTCCTGCACCATGGGCTTTTGGAATAAATTTTCCATGTGCCGTGGTTGTGTAATTTCTAGAACCAATCGAATGCCCAATAGATTGTCTATACCCAATAGCATGACTAGAAAATATAGAGTTCCCAGAACTAATAGCCTTCGACATCCTAGCGCCAGAAGCAGTTCCAATCATAGGAGTAA